TCCGTTCCAGCGACAGCCGGATACACCCAGTTTGCCGTCCGGGCTTATCAATCCGCATCGGACGCGAACGCATGGAATAATAATTTTGTCGCTGAAAAAGGGGTGGGTGTAGCTAATGATGGTGCCATAGGAGCAACAGGAGCAACAGGGGCGTTTCCCCGTGACAGAGGTGTATTCGCATCAGGACAGACTTATGTCTGGAATGCGGATTACCGGGATAAGGTCATATATCTGATAGGGGGAGTTTATTATAATTTCCTTGTAAAGAATTACGGTGCTTCCGTTACCGTTGCACCCACATCAGCCAACGGGGATTCGAACTGGGAAGCCATGCAGAAGTTTGTGAATATCGCTACTGACACCCTGTTTGCCGATGGTGCGAATGTAGCCGGCTTCATGTTCAAAAACAATGTGCTTAAATCCCACAACGATGAAGGTGAAACTCTTCTTATCAATGGCGTAACCGGGTATTTCAAATGTAAGAATGCAGAGATTACAGGAACAATCACAGCGGATAAAGGACGTATCGGTCCGTTCTCCATCGCTTCGGGAGTATTGTCCTCAAAGATCCTTTATGAAAATGAAACAAATAAATACGTCGGTTTCAACCTGTCTGCCGGGCAAATTGAATTTTATAATGAAAGGACATTTGCAAACGTAAGAATCGGGGGAAACACGCAGTTTGTCACTATTGAAGGGATTAAGTATGATGCCGGAATTGATATACAGAGTCCGAATGCCATGATCGGGATGCACATCAAGACCCCGAGCATTCCCCTGTTCGTGGAAGGCGGTAACATTTTCCTTCATCCGAACAATGACAGCTATGTTTCTCTTCGTGGCATAGTTGGCAACTGGAGGAATATCTCTGTCAAAGCTTCATTGAACAACAACGATGATAATGTGATGTTTATTAATAGAGACAATATAGAAGTGACGCTTCCTCCGGATGTTCCGGGACATACTATATACTTCAAACGTATGAGCGGCGGAGTAAGATTGACAGGAGGACGGATCCTGCCTGCTCCCGGAGGACAGGAGGTGTCTTATATTGATTTGGATTTTGCATCCGGCTTCATTAAGTGTATGGGTAATTATTGGGTTATGTTTTATTGCGGATAATTTAAATATAAAGTATGAGAATAAATTTTGCACAATTCCCTATTTATGATGGGATTAAAAAAGAAAAGCTTATAGCCAGTAACATCACTGAGGCCTTCGGTGACTGGATATATAAGAACGTAGCGGGTTTGAAGGCGCATCTCCTTGCGGAGAAAATCTTCAAGTCGACTGTAGATGGTGTGGAACTTGACGAAGAGGAGGTGGATATCATAAGACGTTCTACCCCTATGTTGTCCGGCTTGCTGGCCGATTCATTGAATGATTATCTGGATAAAAAGAAGGAGGAACAACATGAAGATTGAGAATTTGGAACGTGCCAGCCGGATCAATGACGAACTGGCGAAACTGAAGCTGGCTAAGGAAACATTGAATAACGGAGGCTATGTCCGTATCTACAGCAGCGCCCGGTCAAGTGCCGGATGCGTGGAACTGGATATAGCAAACTTCAATGGCGAGGTGAGCACGTGTATTGATAACCATATCGCTGAACTTGAATCTGAAATAGAAACGCTATGAAAGAATTATGGCAATTAATCAAGATGCTGTTCTCAAGCAAGCCGGGTGATTTTGATACTCCTGAGCTGCTTGCCATGAAGCATTATCCTTTCAAGGGATACCGTTTCATGATGTGGTGCGGACGGATGATATACCGTGCCGAGAACAAGGAGAACATAGATAGGTATATGCAGACCTATGCGGGTAAGGAAAGCCTGACGCACGAAACCATACACCTGCGTCAGGCACAGGTTATCGGCTCATGGGTAAAATACTACTGGCGGTATTTTGTCGAATGGGTTAAGGGAAACCCTATCTGCCATCCTGCGAGTTCAGCGTATTATACCATTCCGTATGAAATGGAGGCGTATGCCAACGAAGGCAATCCGGATTATCCCGTGAACTATAACGGGAACAACCTTTCCCGTTACAAGATAAAAGGTGGTAGGAAGAAGCTGTACAAATCGGTTGGCGGCACTTCTAAAGCGTGGAAAACTTATATAAGAACTTTATAAAAATTGATATTATGAGTGATTTGAATTTAGAAAATATAGTTGGCTTCAAGGCTGTGGATAAAGACGGCAACGAACAAAATGTGACAGTAGATGAAATGGTGGATATGGTTTCCACAAGAATGGTTATGGCTTTGTCTGAAACTTCAACATTTGCCGCCGCTGCGGCAACAGGAAATGACGTGTATGAGAATGAACTTCCGACAGTGACGGATGCCGCAAATGTAAGAGTTTTACAAAGTAGCGGAGATGCGGCAAAAATGACGATGCAGTCGCTTGCATCAAAACTGGGAGAACTGCTGGAAAATAGATTGGTAAAATATAAGGAAATGAATCTTGGAGCAAATGAGATAATAGATACTGGTGCGAATACAGGATTAATACGTTTTAAAATTAATGCAACATCTGCATCATGTGTGTTTTTTTGCAATTCAGGATCATCTAATATAATGCTAATAACACAGAATGTCGATAATTATTTTACAACCAATAAATCTTCTAATAGTGAGAAAATAGCTATTTATAAAGAGTCTGACAACGGTAACATTTTAATAAAGAATCTAACAGCCATTAACTATGGAACTTTTGTGTTTTATTACATATAAGATCTCAGATAACTACTTCTGGGAGAACTGATTGGGAATGCAACATCAAATAAAAGCGGGTTGATGAGTTCCGGTATGGTACCTTTAGAATTATCTAAAGATAATAATCAATATTGTAAGATTAGTGTATTTATGCCAAATGCCGGATCAATAAATGAGTCTGTAATTAGTGTTACAAATGTTGGTGGAGACTCGTTCTCAGTCGCAGTGTCTATGATTAGATGGAATGCAAATAAAGTCTTTTGTAAATTGATAAACGGAACCAAAATTAGTAACATTAATATGTATTATACAGTTGATACAGAAAGATTTTGCTTTTACATAAAAGCTAATTGGTATGCGAAAATAATAGTGTCACGATTAGGTCTTGTGAACACGAGCAAAATAGAATCAATCAATGCTATTCCTAGTGGGGCGATTGAAGTACCAATATCTTGACGTGACAAAAGATATAGCACTGACCTGGGAGGACTCATCGGAATAAATGATACGTGGATAAGAAGACGGTTTGCAATAAAAGACTGCAACACAGCTATAGCCGGAGTTTATAATGTGGACGATACCACAACCAATAACTTCCCTACAGGAGCATATAAGTTTGGAACGTTACTTGTGGCAAACTCTGGCTTTTTTGGATCTCAGTATTTTGTTCCTGACAATTTTAATGCGGATCCATACATATATATTCGGCCTATTAGTAACAATGGAAATGTTTTCAGGGAATGGGCTAAAATTAAAGTAACAATTATAACATAGATATTCTTCATGGAACGACCTGGGAGGACTGATAGGAATAAATAATACGTGGTTTAGAACACGAAGTCAATATAAAGGAAGCATACTACAAGCCCCAACCGGTATATACCGACCTGCCCCGGGCGTTATTACTGACACCCTTTCAGGGGGTGGACTTATTCTAGTTTTTAGGATGGACGATAATAATGCTTGTGTTTTTCAAGTGACCGGGAATGGCATCTTAGCTGTTCGTACAATGAATGTAAACAACGGTAAATGGAGCGACTGGGATACAATAGCTAATCCAAGTTTTCCAACATAATATAGTGCCACAAACCCGACCTGGGAGGACTGATTGGGAATACCTATAGTTCTTTCACTTTAGCAAAAGGAGAAGAAACACTAATAGCTAATGGTACTGGTGTTTATTACGTTTCAAATTCCTATCTAGATTCCGTGTCAACTTTAGTCGTAATTGATTACGATAATTCATATGTATTAGGAGGAGTAAATTATAGGATTAAATTTAGAGTACAAGAAAGCCATTTGTACGCAACGGCTTTATCAGGAGAAGAATCTGTCAGAGTAAGGAATATTGCGCACAAGTAAACTATTTTTTACTTCTGGGAGAACTTTTGCCACTTTCGACAAATACTAATAAGGGATTAACAAGGAGAA